TACATCAAATGATAACATCAACCTTATCATTTGATGCATTTTGCACTTAGAAGTGTCGTATGTTGTAGTTTGGTGCATTATGCACTTAGTTTCCTCAAAATTCAACCGTTGAAAATGGGTAAAACCCCTAGTCACAGCCTAAATCAGCCTAATTACGCGTTTTATAGAGTTTAGGAATTTTACTATAATGTTTACCTGTAAAGTAATTTTTAGCTACCAACGCAAAATCAACCGCTCTGCGAACGCACCCCCGGCGTGCAAACCGACGTTCCAAACTGCCCAGCAGAGCAATTTAGTGTACTTATTCTTACCCGCCGGATGTAGTTTCTCTTATTAATTTCCCTAGCTTCACCTAGTTCTACCCTTCATATACCCTTATGAGCTTCATCACATAAGCCCTCTACGTACCAAATCAACGCTTCAAATGTGGTATTCTTGAAACACGACGAAAACCCACGATAAAGGAGCTTCACTATGAAGACCGAATCCACTTTGCGCCCGCATGAGCGCGATAACGACTTGCACCTAACGCTTGGGCTGTATCAGCTTCGCGTTCTTGAGACGGCTTTACCGTCTGCACGTTCGCTCTCTTACCAAATTCCCGCGTTGCTTTCGGAAATTGGTGAGTTGCAGGGTGTGCTTGCTAAAGAGGTGCGAGACGACAACCGCAAGCCGAACTACCCGGCGCGTAAGGCAGAGCTTGGCGACATTGCATACCTAACAGCTCTCATGCTCAACGACTTTGGCGTTCAGAGGGTTACATCCGCGAACACCCGGCTCGCGCAAGAGCGTATGAAGGACGATGCGCTAGACGCTGTGCAGACTCCATTCGTAGGGGCTTTCGTGTTCTCGCAGGTGGGAGCTGATACACTCAAGATTCTCAACGCACCACGTGAAGAGTCCACTACGGCATTCCGTATCTACGCTAACCGTTTAGCGCGGTTGTGGGAGTGCTTACCGTATCTTGCTGAGCGTCTGCTTGCGGGGGCGGAAGAGTACGACTCCCGGCGCGCGACGGTGTTCTCCATGAAGACTAAGAAACAGCTTGACAATGAACGCGCAGCGCTTCGAGAGGATATTTTTCAAGACGTTCTCCATGCGAATGTTCGCAAGCTGGCAGACCGCAAGAAGCGAGGCAAAATCAAAGGTAGCGGGGATAATAGGTAATGACAACGAACGATAACCACCACGGCGAACACCTGGCACGGGAAGCCGCCGACTATCTCGAAGAGTACAACCGGCTCGGCGAAGAGCAAGCACGTGAGAACCTGCTACCAGAACCGCTACCCGCATCTAAGCACCATAACCGCGACCACTACGTTACCCCCGGCTCGGTAGGAACGAAAGAGCGCCGCCGGTTCTCGCTCGGCATGGTAGTCACTATGATTATCACGTGCATGTTCCTAGCGTTAGCGCTCTTATCTACAACGTTACCCATGTTCTTAAAGATGTTGTTGTGTGCACCTATCGCCTTCATGGCCGGGGCATGCATCACCCACGCTATCGGTGGACGTTATACCGATAGCGACGACTAGAAGATAAGAAGGTACACCCTCATGGAGAAGAAACTCTTCGCCTCTCTCGCTACTGTTGCAGTAGCATTCTCAACCATTGCGCCTCTGGTTCCAGCAGATGCAGCGCCTAGACAGCCGCTTTCGCATTCCCAATGTACCCGCTTGCGTGGTGTGCAGCCTTGGGTACCTGGCTATCTGAATGCTAAGTATTGTAGTGGTCTTCGCGGTCAAGCGTACTGTCGATTCCGGGGTACGCTTTATTGCGAGTAGCCACTGCATAACCTAGACCCCCCCGGCGCGGTCTATTATCCTCCGCCGCGCCGGGTAACCCTAACAGAAAGAAACCCATGAAGAAAATACACACGCTCTCACCACGTAATGATGTGGAAGAGCTTACGAAAGACCTGCATGACCTCATTCGTTACCGCTTAGAAGACGGTAACGCTATTACGGTGAACGTTGTCAAGGAAGATACTGGAGCAGTTACTACTAACCTATCACTAAACAAATCCTACGATATGGGCATCTTCCATGAAGTAGAGCAGGGAGAGTTACCAAAGGTTCTTTACAACGTTGAGCGTCTAGCCCTGCACACGCTTATCAAGTCCGAACCGCAAGTTTATGACCTCTCTAAGATGTGGGTAAAGTTTGAAGCACAACCGTACATGCCGCTCGAAGACCGGCGCGCTATCGACAAAGCAACAGCTAAGAACGAAGAGGTGCAGGTATCGGGCGTTCTCATTCCGGCGCACTACACGGTCATGGTGATACCTAAGGCGGATGTTCGCACCGTGCTAAAGAACATGTTTCTCTCCCATGTGTGGAACCACCTCGTAACCCTCGCTAATCCACACATCAGCGGTACATACTCGAACACCCCGGCGGGTGAGATGGTTATTAAGACCTCACCCCTGAACCGTGTCGCTACCACCGGCCTACCCCGTACACCACAGGTCTTGCGGTCAATGAACATGCGTAAGCTCTCGGATGTGCTGGACGCGGTAACGAAAGAGTTACAGGTAGCCGGGGCGTACACCACCTCTCGCACCGTGAATGAACATTACGGATTCAAGGAGGGGTAGGTATGATGCCACAGTGGTTCATGACTGTTATACGTAATAACACTAGGGTGTTCATTACGTCTTTGGCCGCGCTTATCTTAGGACTATTCTTCTTCCTAATACCTATCGAGGTTCTACAACTCACCTGGGCTAGGGGCTTTGAGGTGTGGTATTTCAGGATACTAGGAGCGGTAGCAAGCGTTACGCTACCCGGCGTGGTTACGCACTTCATCATTTGGGATTCACAGAATAAGTAGAGAGGAAACAAACTAATGCCTAACGCACCTTTGGAATACGCAGCTATCTTGAATGAGCTACTCAACCCGTATGCTTCACGGCAACGGCAACCGTCGGGGCGATACGCCGTTGAGCGTTACCCCTCGTTGCTCTCGCTATTGGATGATGCAGCGAACAGCGGCGGTAGCACCGGCGCGACTGCATCAACGGCAAGTGTTCCGCTCTCGTTGGATGTGGTAGACCTCAAGGAGGAATACGGTATCAAGGATAGCGAGTACTACCGCTCAACCATTCTCGGTAAGCTCGCTACCGATACCTATACCGAAGGCGACCTGCAACAGTGGGTAGACCTGCATGAAGCTATCAGTAATCTGTTCTACCCACCGGTGAAGGAGTTCAGTTCCAACGCTCTTGAGTGTAGTAACTGTGGCTCTTCACCGCTCAAGGGAGTCAGGGAACCTGACTTCCTGGTGTGGTGCCCAGCGTGTCACCAGACATGGACTATGGAAGACTACGAAACTGAGATAGTTTCTCAATTAACAGACCCCCTCCCGTAGTTGCAAGCATACCTATATAGTGTTATAATATATCTCGCACGCTATTAGTGCATCTATCTACAGTCAGTTTGTTATCTAGACAATGTAGATTTTTAGTCATTGAGAGGCTAGGGAGTAGATACCCTAGCCTTTCGCTTTACCTGGTATGGGGCAGCCCGTACCTGGTACCCCCGGCGGGTAGCACACCCCCTACCCCTACCCCTACCTACCCCATACCTATAGGACGTCCCATGCCAGCATCACCCGGTCAAGGCACACGCCGCTATATGAAGTTGCGTGCGATATTCCTTGATGAATGCAAAGAAGCTAATGCGCCTTGCTGGTTATGCGGTCAGCCTATTGACTATCGAATACCGCACAATGACCCTGTGACTGGCGCGGTCAATCGTGAAGCGTTCGAGCTAGACCATGCTTACCCTCGGTCCACTCACCCGGAGCTTGCCGAAGACCCGTCTAACTTTCGTCCGTCTCATCGTGCATGCAACCTCAAGCGCTCGGATGGTAAGGGAGACTTGCCAATGGGTTCAGTCTCGTCTCGGTTCCTTGTTGCACCAGATGAATCTTATACTTATGAGTTCAACTAAGTGGATAATCTTAGTATTTCAAAATTATTACTATTTTTATCCCAGCGTGAATGTGGGTATTTCTGAGTAATTCAGGATAAATAGTAGAACATGTGTACTAGGTTGTACCGGGTATTTTGTGGGTTTCACCCGGTACAACCTGGTTAGTTACCAAAGGGTAGTAACCCGGTATTGCAGGGATGTAAGGGGTATGGGGGTAAAAATCACGGTGCGAACATATGTTCGGCTCGTCCCGGGGCGCACCCCATCTCTCCCCCCGACAAAGTTCTAAGCCCCCCAAAACTTTCACTCGATACCACTTAAAAGCAGACAGGCGCCCCGGCGCGCGAAATGGAGCCGAAAAATGACCGAAAATAACGCTTTGATATACGGCGACATGGAAACAGCCGTTCGAGACGCTATCGAAAAAGCCACGTGGCTAACCCCGGCGGATGTTGCCGCTAAGAATATGCTTATTTCCCTGGCGGGGCAGTATGATAACCTCGAAGAAGACTATGTAGACGGAAATGTTACCCGTCCTGAACAAATCAAGGCACAATATACGTTGAACGTGCACATTGTGCAGCTCATGAAGCAGCTTGGTTTAACACCTGAGTCACGGCAAGGCGTGCCAGAGCAGAAAGTGCAGCCCGCAGAGACTGACTCTGAGCGCCGTATGCGTGAACGCCGCGAACGTCGCCGTGCTCGAAACGGTTCGGAGCATAAGCGAGTCTAATTATGCGGGATGAAAAAGGTAAACTCTATGGTGATACCGCGCCCCGCATATTCACGCCGCCGCTTCGAGAGCTAACACCGGAAACTTCGCTAGGTTTTGAAGCGATTGAGACGGCGAGAGAAGATTTAGGCCGTAAACTGCACCCCTGGCAGGAATGGTGGCTTATTCATTCGCTGGAATTAGCGCCCGGCTCGTACACATCGGACGAATACCCGGTTTTGCGGTTCGAGACGGTCATTCTTCTAGTGGCACGCCAAAACGGTAAGTCTTTCATCGCTTCTACCCGCCTTCTATGGCGTATGCTCATGTGGGATGGGCCGGAAATTGACCCGTTGTTGGTTCTCGGTACCGCTCATAAGCTAGCGGCGGCGGAAGAGATACAGGCGCAAGCGCATAATGCGCTCAAAGCGTCCCCGGCAAGCGACCAAATAGCGAAAATGACCGGTACGAACGGCTCTAAATCGCTTGAATTGGTGAATGGTTCGCGCTATCGCTGTGATGCGGCATCGGATGACGGCGGGCGCTCATTCTCAGTTACAGACCTTTTCTTTGACGAGTTGCGTCAGCAACAAGAATGGTCTCCCTGGATGGCGCTCACGAATACGACGAATGCCAAGTTTTCGTCTCAGGTTATCGCCGTCTCGAACGCGGGGGAGTCAAAATCTGTTGTTTTGAACAGTCTGCAGGATAAAGCGCGTGCAGAGGCCCGCGAATTGCAAGCCTTTATTGATAATGGTGGCGACCCGGAAGAATGGGCGAAAGACCATGAGGTTTCGCTAGGTCTTTTCGAGTATTCCGCACCGGAAGACGCGAATATTCACGATAGGGATGCATGGGCCGCCGCGAATCCCTCGCTTGGCTACCCTTTCGGCCCTACAGAGAAGAAACTAGCCGCAAGCGCCGCGCTCGTCGGTAACTCCAGTGAAGACGGCGTACCAGAACACAAATTCCGTGCAGAGGTCTTGTGTCAGCGTGTAGCAGTCGCCAAAGAAGGGCCATTCAAGTCGAAAGACCTGGAAGCGTGCCTATCCCCGGCGAGTGAGATTGACTCAGAAAGCCCTATCGTGGTGGGAGTCGATACGTCAGCAGACGGCAAAATGAGTTACGTAGCCGTTGCAGGTTTCACAGCAGACGGTACCCCCCAGGTTGAGGTGCTTACGAAGCGCCCGTTTATGGACTGGATACCAGATTTCCTACGAACAGGGCTGAACTTCACGCCGCGCGATATTGTGTTGCAGGGCAAAGGCTCTCCCATTTCGTCGTATCGAGACTCGCTCGATAGGCAGGGAGTGCGCTTTACCCCGTGCGAAGGCTCGAATCTACCCGCCGCGTGCGTTCAGTTTGCGGAACGTGTAGAACAGCATAAGATACGTTGGCGCGACCAACCCGTTCTTACCCGCCCTCTCCAAGAGGCGGTCAAAAAACATTATGGCGACGTGTGGTCTTGGAACCGCGATAAGTCGCCTATCGACATTGCGCCTCTATGCGCGGCAACGTTCGCGCTATGGGGTCTGTTGCGATTACCAGATGAAGACGAATCTAAATCTGTCTACGCGGATGAAGATTATAACGAATGGTGGAAGTAGTTAGAAGGTGAAATATGCCTAACGCCGGTGATGTTATAGCGCGCGCGCTCGCAGGTGGTCTATCGCGCGCGGTAACTACGTTTATGGGACGTGAGGTTGTGGTAACCTCCCCCGGCGTGGGTATCGAGTCTGAACCTCTGAATCTCACACCAGAACAGATGTGGCGTACACAGCCGCATTTGCGTACTGTTGTTGATTTCCTCGCTCGGAATATCGCACATCTAGGCTTGCATGTGTTCGATACATCGACGGATGATAGGGTACGTGACCGTAAATCGGTGCTTGCGGCTCTAATGTCTCAGCCAAACATGCACATGACTACCTTCGAGTTGATTTATGACTTGGTGGGTAACCTGGCACTGCATAACCGGGCATATTGGTTCATTTATGAATCTGCTGAAACGCCGTCCGGATGGGCTATACAACCTTTTCCCGCGTCATGGGTGAAAACCTCATACGGTACCTACTGGGAGCCTACGCAATATGTCGTTTCACCTCCCGATTCGCCCGATAAAGCGGTGAAATTCAAACCTGAGAACGTGCTAGCTTTTGAGGGCTGGAACCCGCTTCCAAGTAAAGAGGCATCGGCGGTTGAAACGTTGCGTCTCACCCTGGAAGAGCAGTATCACGCGCGTAAACACCGTACTCAGGTATGGCGACGTGCAGGGCGTGTTGGCGGGTATATCACCCGGCCCGTGGATGCACCACGGTGGACGAATCAAGATCGCCGCCGTTTCCTCAAGATGTTTGAGGAATTTACCCGTGCAGGGTCTAAAACCGGTGGCACACCTATCTTTGAAGAGGGCATGCGGCTTGAAACGTCTGAGTTCAACTCTGCAAATGCTGAATGGGCAGAGTCAGTAAAGCTCTCACTTGTCACTGTTGCACAGGTTTACCAGGTAAACCCGGTGATGGTGGGTGTTCTGGATAATGCGAACTACTCGAACGCTAAAGAGTTCAGCAAATCCCTGTATACAAACACTCTCGGCCCGCAAATTCGCATGATTGAGCAGCGACTCAACACGTTCTTAGTGCCTATGCTAGGGCTAGACCCGGCGGAACACCTCTTAGAGTTCAATATCGAAGAGAAACTACGCGGCTCGTTTGAGGAACAGGCCGCCGTAGCCTCTGCCGCCGTAGGCGCACCGTATATGACTAGGAACGAAATACGTCGTATGAACAATTTACCGTCAATCGACGGCGGCGACGATTTGATTATGCCGTTGAACCTCGCAACAGAGAATGTTTCACGTGAAACAGACAACGGAGAAGACGCGGCTGACAATGTTTCACGTGAAACATTGGAAAACGACGTACCAGAGGCGGCTAAGTCGATTATTGACTCTCACGGCGACCGCGCCCGGCGTGTTATCGCGGCGAAGGGTGATAAACCAGAGGTTCGAGAACGTTTAGCCCGCGAATTGGCGCAAGATTTGGCGGATTTCCCAGAATTGGCGGAAAAAGCCACTGATTTATCGACAACTGCCGCCAGATTGAGCACAAACGTAGTAGAAAGTGGTGATGTTTCACGTGAAACATAAATCCCTTGTGGTGGACGTGAACACCACCACCGAAACAGGCGTTTTCACCGGATACGCCTCGGTATTCAACAACGTCGATTTAGCGAATGACGTTGTGGTGCCCGGCGCGTTTGCTGAAACGCTACAGTCGTATGGCTCAAACGGTGAAAACATTCCTTGCTATTGGAACCACGTTCTTGATGACCCGCGAATGTGCATCGGGTGGACGCTCGAAGCCCTCGAAGATGAACACGGGCTGTTCGTTAGAGTTCAACTCGACCTCGATTCAGAGGTTGGTGCGAAAGCGTACCGCATGCTACAGCGCGGCCTAGTTCGACAGATGTCAATAACCTACATCGTTGAACAGGAAACACCCAATAAAGATACAGGCGTGTGGTACCTGCAAAAATTGAAACTTTTTGAAGTCTCTGTTGTTCCGGTTGCGGCTAATCAGGAAGCAGAGATTTTGGACGTGAAGGCAGACCGCCCTAAGCGGGAACGCCCCTCAAACGATACAGAGGAAAACGAAGAGAAGCCTCTAGATAGCGAAAGCGGTAGTGAAGAGGAACCTCAACCGGTCAATTCGGAGGATGAAGAAATTCACAACGAAGAGGAACCGGAGCCGGTCAATTCGCGTGTTCTCGCACTCGCAACAGAGGTTGAACTAACCAACATTCGACTATCCATTATGGAGGTAATCTCGTGAATCTGACTGAACAGCGAGACGAAATTATGAGCAAGACAGGCGCGCTTATTGAGAAGGTGCGCAAGGGTGAAGTGCTGACTGAGGAAGAGAAGTCCGAAATGGATACTCTCAAGACACAGGCGGCTGAGCTTTCCGACCGCTTCAAGCGAGCGGAAGAAGCAGAAGCGCTTATGAAGTCCCTCGGTTCCCGAGAAGTAGCAGTACGCGAAGAGGAACCTGCACAGGCCCGTTCGCTCGGCGAGTATTTCGTACAGGGCGCTAAGAGCGCTGGCATTACTCGCCGCTTCAAGGCCGGCAATCGCGTAGACCCGTTTGACCTCCCTGAATACACCGGTTCGAAGGCAGCAGGCGACGTTATCAAGCTGGATAACCTGCAGGCTACCGCCGGGCATCTCATTACCCCCGATATTGACCGCAATATCGTTACCGCCTACACTCAGCGCCCTACTATCGCCGCATGGCTCGGCGAAGGCACCATCGCATCGAACGCGATTGTTTACTTCGTTGAGAAGGTTTGGGATAAGAGCGCTAACGGCGATTTCGCTACTGTTGCTGAGGGTGCAGACAAACCCGGCATGACCCCGCCCGGATATACGGAAGTTACCGAAAATCTCAAGAAGATTGCGGGCTGGATTAAGCTCTCTATGGAGATGGCGGAAGATGCTTCCTTCCTGGTTTCTGAGATTAATAACCGTCTGCTTTTGCAGTTGCTCATTTCTGAGGAACAGCAGTTGCTTTCCGGTGATGGTGCAGGAACCAATATCAAGGGTATTCTGAACCGTGAAGGCTTGCAGGTCAAGACCTCTGCTAACGCCGCCGGTAACCTGGATGCCGTGTACGAAGCTATGAACAGCGTCTACACTAAGACCGGTCTTCGTGCAGACGGTATCGTTATTAACCCTGCCGATTACGAAAAGTTCCGCCTTCTCAAGGACGGCAACGGCCAGTACATCGCCGGTGGCCCCTTCCAGGGACAGTATGGCGTTGGTGGCGTTCTGCAAGACCCGCCGCTATGGGGTCTGAACACTATCCAGACCACCGCTATTGCCGCCGGTACCGTGCTGATTGGTGCAGGTAAGGCCGCCGCAACCGTATACCGTAAGGGTGGTATTCGCGTTGAGACTAGCAACGCAGATGGTAACGACTTTACCAAGAACCAGTTCACCATTCTTGCTGAGGAACGTCTCGCTCTTGCGGTTCGCCGCCCCGATGCTTTTGTGAAGCTGACTCTAGGGAGCTAAACCGTGAAACACTACGAAGTTGAACATCACGGCCTTACCTACACTGTTCAGCTTCACCCCGACACAGCGGAGACTATCGGGGCGGAGCCTGTAGTAAAGGACAAGGCACTTACCCAAAAGAAGAAAGTTTCACGCGGAACAAAAAAGAATGTTTCACGTGAAACACCCTCAGAACCGGATACCCCCGGCTCGGAGGTTGAAACTGAGGAATAACGTTGAACTACCCACCTATCCCAGCGTCTACTAATGTAGATGAAGCGATTACGTCCATGATTCGCGCTTATTGCGGCTGGCATGTTGCCCCTGAGGTGAACGAAGCTCGCAAGTTCGATTACGACGGTTCAGGGCGGTTATTCATACCGACCCTGAACCTTGTTGAAGTACAGCGCATTTCTGTAGAGGGGAAAGACCTGTACGACTGGACGTTTTCACAGGATGGGTGGGTAACGTTCAGCCCATCGTACACACCCCCGGCGGGCGACCGCTCGGTTACTATCGAGTTCAAACACGGGTTTCCGCAAGCACCTGAACTTTCGTTTGTGCTTGAACGTGTAAAGGCTCGTTTAGCCGCGCTACCCGCTGCACCGCTTGCGTATCAACGTGCAGGTACGCAGTCCGTCGGGTATGCAACGAAGAACGGTAGTATTTTGGGATTTTCGCTCTCGGATAGCGAGAAGGAAGCCTTGAATCACTATCGTTTGAAGGAGCAACCGTTGTGAAGTCGATAGTTTTTCCTGGTTCCGCACAGCCCGCGCCGTCTGTGGTGTACCACAAGGCGAAAACGGGCGAAACAGACCGATACGGCAAGCCTACCCGCGCTTGGCGCGAACCAGTGCAGGTAGAAGACTTCATATTGGATGTACCGTCTAATGAGCTATCTCAAGACGGTATCACCGTGCGACCGAATGCAGACGTGACTCTATACCTCCCGCCATCGTATGCGGTGGCTACGGAGGATAAGTTTACGATTACGCACCCCCGGCTCGGGGTTGGGGTTGAATGCGTTCCTGAAGGTGTTGGTTGGGGCATCACTAACGCCTTCACTGGTGACGCATTCCGTACAGAGGTTCGTTTAAAGGTTCGCCGTGGCTAAGGACACACTATGAAAATCAAATTTAATAAAGAAGCCTTACGCCAATTGCGCGAGTCTCCCGCTGTACGTGCAAACCTCGAAGCCCGCGCCCAAAAGATAGCAGACGCATCTTCACAGGGCGGGCGTGTGAAGGGGTACATCGTTACCGACCTCGTACTAGAAAAGCCCCGTGGCGCGGTCTCCGTTATGGCGACCGGCCATGCCGCCTATGATAATCGGAAGCGGCAAACGCTGTTGAAGAATATCAGAAAGGGCGCGTGATGGATTTTCAAGACCCTACAGTTACCGCGCGTGGCTACCTTGTGAAGCACACCGGCGCGCCCGTGTTTCTTGATGAACCTGATTCGGATTCTTACGACTACCGTAAGCCGTGCATCATTATCAAGGATGTAGGTTCGCGGGTGCTGTATCAAGGCTCTTTTCTAGAGGCATCGCTTCATTTCGACGTTCGCGCGGATACCCGCGAAAACGCAGAGATGTTAGCGCGTCAAGTCTTTTCGATTATGCGTGAATGGCACGGGCGCGATACCTCAGTTGTTCCTCAAGATAACAACGATTTTCCGAAATGGAGTCCAGAGGCCGATAGGCGGATTCCAGCGTATGAATTTACTTACCGGGCGTGGTTTCGCCCGTCCACACAAAATAGTTAGGAGTGCCTAGCATGGCAGATTCTCTTTCGGGTGTTGCCGCGATTCTCACCGGTAAACCACTCAAGGCGACCGGCGGAGTGACACGCGCGCCTATCGGTACGCCGCTTCCTACGGATGCGACTACTAAGCTCAATGCGGCTTTCGTTCCGCAGGGCTTCATCTCTGAAGACGGTGTTACCCGTACTACCGACGCATCGGACGACAAAATTAAGGCATGGGGCGGACAGGTTGTGAAGGTTGTCCGTTCTGACTTCTCGGTTAGCTACAAATTTAGCTACATGGAGTCTGCATCGGCTACCACCCTCAAGTCTATTGTAGGTGAAGAGAACGTTACCATCACTGAACCTGAGGCAGGTAAGCATAACGGTAAGGTAGTGGTGAAAATCAACGCTAAGCCCGCGCCGCGTGCTTCCTACACCTTGGAGATGCTGGACGAAAATACCTTCATTCGTGAAGTTATTCCCATCGGTCAGATTTCCGTTTCCGGTGATGTGAAGTTCACCCACTCTAGCGTTATCAGCTACGAAGTGACTATCGAAGCGCTTCCTGATTCCAGCGATAACAACGCCTATGAGTATCAGGACACCGTTCTTCCTGAGAAGCTGGCAGAAACTAAACAGGCACTAGGCGTTTAATAGCGTCTAGCTCAATACCGCCCCGGCGCGTTTCGGCTCTCACGCCGGGGCGGGTATTCCTCTTATAGAGCCGATAACCATAACGAAGATAAGGAGCCGAACAATGGCACAGAAAGCCAAAGCAAAGAAGACTTTTACTCGTAAATCGCAGAAACGTTACGAGATGGTGACTTTCATGACCCCGATTTACGAAGAGGAATTTACTTTCCCTGCTGTGAAGCACATGAGTCAGAAACTAGCACTGTCGCTAGATTCAGGTAAGTTCACTGAGTTCTACGAATGGCTTCGTAACGCGGGGGTATCTGAGGAAGAGATTGACGCGTTCGCCTCTTTGGATGGTGAAGAAACGCGTGAATTTATTGACGCTTGGAGTGACGGACAGGTGGCTACCCTCCCAAAATCATAGCCACGGTTGAGCTGTATAACTCGCACCCGGAAGCGGTTATAGCAGAGCTAACCCCGGCGGGTATCCAGTGGCATAACATCGGTGAGACGCACACGTGGGATGAAGTCATTTCGGTTCTCACGTGTGCCCCGCCGTGGGGGCCTATCCAGCGCGCCATGAACCCTAAGACCTGGATTTGGGGCGTTCCTGGTTATGACGAATTGGTTACTATCGTTGAGCTTTTAGCCACAGGCAACGTACAGCGCGGCAACGCATCGGGTGCTAAGCGCTCTGATTTCCCGCAACGGATACGCCGTCCTTATGATGAACGGGATGTTGTGGAAAAGAAGACCGTGGGTAAAGCGGAAGATGCACGTGTTGCAGCGGCTATTGTCAATGAGCATACCGGCGTGGACTTCGCGTCTGTTCTGACTCGATAACTTGAGAGAGGGTGTATTGTGGGTGCTACCGTTGAACTAGCTACCGCCTATATCACGCTTGCGGCGGAAACGCGCGGGCTATCGAAACAGATAGCCTCCGAATTGCGGGCTAGTGAACGGTACGCATCTACCACAGGCCGTAATATTGGCGATAATATCCGACAGGGTATTGCGTCTCGTAAACCTGAGGTGGATATTACCGGGCTGCATGAGAAGGTAGAGGCTTCTCAAAAGAAGCTCGCAGCGGCAACAGATAAGGCTTCGCGCGACCGCGCCGCCGCCGCCCGGCGCGTTGAGATAGCAGAGGCGCGCCTCTTTGAGGTCAAGCAGAAAGACAACGCTACTGAGTCTCAGGTACTCGCAGCGCAAGACCGTCTAACTACGGCGCGCGCTAGGTATACTGAGGTTTCCCGGCGCGGGGTCTCGCAGATTATCGCGCATAACGAAGCGCTCAAATCTGCACAGGCGAACCTCAACGCGGCAACGCAGAGCGCTAATAACGCCCTGTTCGCACCGGCGAATAACGCCGTCTCAACTGTTCGCCGTATGGTTGCTGAGACGGGTAACGCGGGTGGCGTGTTCTCACGTTTCGGCAACCTAGCCCGTAGTGCTTATGATGGTGTGGCTAGTGGTGCGACTCGAACCGCAAACGTTACTCGCAGCGCATTTAGTGGTGTGGGTGATGTTGCGTCGAACCTTTTCCGTGGACGTTTTTCAGAGGCGTTCAGCACGGTAGCGACCGGCGCTCGAAATACCGCGTCTAACATGGCGGGGTCTTTCAGCTCTGGCGCTTCTCGCATCTGGCATTCACTCACCGGCGCGTTCCGTGGTACATCGGAAGCAGCAGGTGCAGAGGGCGCAGCAGCATCTAGCCGGTTCTCGGGTGGATTCCGTGGTATTCGAGAGCGCATATCTAGCCATTTGCACGGGTCTTTTTCCGGCGCGGTAGGTAGTGCAGAGGAAGGCGGCCGCCGGGCGGGTACCGGATTTGGTAACGCTTTCAAATCGGCGGTTACCGGTATTCTCGCTTATGTGGGCATCCAGCAGATTACCGCGCTCACCTCGAATTTCATTAAAGAGGCGGGTGACCTCGAACAGTCACTTGGCGCTGTTGATGCGGTCTTCAAGGATTCCGCCGGACAGATGCACGAATGGGCTAAGACCGCTGCAACCTCTGTGGGTATATCCCGCAATGAGTATAATCAGTTTGCCTCCGTGCTCGGTTCTATGCTCAAAAACGCCGGTACGCCTATGGAGCAGCTAGGCGACAAGACGAATAAACTTATTAGTCTTGGTGCTGACTTAGCCTCTATGTATGGTGGCACGACGGCGGAAGCGATTGAAGCTATATCCGCCGCATTGCGCGGTGAGATGGACCCCATCGAGCGCTACGGTATTTCGCTCAACGACGCTATGCTTACACAAGAAGGTTTGCGTCTCGGTATCCAGAAAACCGGCGGGTCTTTTGACACTCAGCAGAAACAGCTTATTGTTCAGTCCCTGCTGTTCAAACAGTCAGCAGACGCGCAGGGCAACTTTTATAGGGAAACTGACACTTATCAGCACAAGACACAGGTTCTTGCGGCGAAATGGGCGGACCTTTCAGCTTCTATCGGTGAACGGTTCCTACCCTCAGCCGGTGCAGCAGCGGAATGGGTAACCAATTCCGGGCTACCTGCGTTTGAGCAGCTGGCAAACGGTCTTGCTAATGTCTCTCAATTCCTCGGTAGCACGATTCAGTATTGGGGGCCGTTTGTAGCTGGCATGGCCGCTGTGCTTGTACCAGCCGGGTTAGTAGCCGCCGCGATATGGGCAGGGACGACGGCGGTTAGTGCGTTAGCTTCCGCTTTCGCCGCGCTCGGTGTTGCTGAGGGTGTAGCCCTATGGCCTATCTATGCTATCGTTGCAGGTCTAGCCGTTCTTGTAGGCGGTTTGGTTGCCGCCTACACTAATATTGGTTGGTTCCGTGACTTAGTAAACGGGGCGTTCCAAGGTATTCAGTTTGTCGCCGGTATCGTCTGGCAAGCTGTTCTAGATGCGGTAAACGCATTCGTTACGTGGTGGCAGACCTACGCTCAACCCATCATAGACCAGGGTATCCAAGCTATACAGTTTGGCATGATGTGGCTGTGGCAGAACGTCATGATTCCTGCTTGGCAGGGTATTCAGACGGTCATACAGTGGGCGTGGGAGAATATTATTCAGCCCATCTTCACTGCCATAAATGATGTGGTTACGCATCTGCTCGCACCGGTCTTTGTGTGGCTGTGGCAGACGATTATCACGCCGGTCTGGCAGGGTATCGTGAACGTCGTTACCTGGGCATGGACTACTATTCTGCAACCCATGTTCCAGGGCATTTGGGCATTCATTACGGATATTCTCGCACCCGTCTTTGTGTGGCTGTGGCAGAATATTATAACCCCGGCGTGGCAAGGCATTAGCGCGGTTATCGGCTTCGTTTGGAATAACGTTGTCAAGCCGATATTCGACGCTATCGTTTGGGTACTGCAAAACATTGTAGGCCCTGTGTTTACATGGCTCTGGAACGAAATAGTTACCCCGGCGTTCAATGGTATACGCATCATCATTGAAATTGTCTGGAACGTTATTCGCGTTATTTTCGACGCTATCTATCATGTTCTCAAGGATGTGCTTGGCCCGGCGTTTTCTTGGTTGTGGGAGAACATCGTCAAACCGGTCTTCAACTGGATAGGCGACCACATCGGCAAGACAATGGGGTGGATAAAGGATAACGTCCTAAGCCCCTTGGGTCATTGGCTACAGAACGATTTCGCTAATGCGTGGAGCAAGACCGTTGAGATAATCGGTCAAGCGTGGGATACCCTCAAGAAGGTTGTCGGTACACCGGTCAAGTGGGTTGTGGACACTGTTATCAACGGCGCGTTGATTGATGGGTACAACTCGCTAAATGACGTATGGAGCGGCGCAGATATTCCACGTATCAACACCGGTGGCATTCCGTCGTTCGACGTTGGTGGTTACACCGGCCCCGGCGGGAAATACCAACCCGCCGGTATCGTCCACGCGGACGAGTTCGTTATCCGTAAAGAGTCTCGCGCTCGCTTTGAGCGTGAGAACCCCGGCGTGCTGGATTACCTCAACAAACATGGTAAGATTCCTGGATTCGCTAATGGCGGGCGCGTACCTGGCTTTGCAGACGGTGGATGGGTACCATCTGATAAGGTCAAGGACGCTATCAAGAGGCAGAACAGTTCTCTTGATGCGCGCGCCGGTAAAGCCGTTGATGATGCTGTGGACTGGGGTTTTGACCGCGTGAAGGACGCGATTCTTATCCCCGTGGATACAGCGGCTAACCTCGCTAAAGACAAGTTCAAAGGTAATGAGTTTGTCGTTGGCGCGGTTGGTCTGGCCCAAAAGTCTGCACACGATATAGCCGATTTTGCGAAAGAGAAGATTAAATCTTTCGTGCCTAAGTTCAACCCCGGTGCGGGTGTTGAGCAATGGCGGCCAACCGTTGAGCAAGCTCTCGGTATCGCCGGGCTACCGGTAACACCTGATTACGTCAATGCGTGGCTGTCTCAGATTCAATCTGAATCTGGTGGCGACCCCGGCGTGACTCAGAACGGGTATGTCGATATAAACACGATTACGGGCGATTTGGCGCAGGGTCTCGTTCAGGTTATCGGCTCTACGTTCGCGGCTTACCGTGACCCGTCGTTGCCGAATGATAGGCGGCACCCGCTCGCTAACCTCGTTGCAGGTATGCGTTATGCGGCGGCTCGGTACGGACGCGGCGGGATGCTCGGTGTTATCGGACATGGGCACGGCTATGCAGACGGCGGTAGGGTTACCCCGGCGCTTTATGATAAGGGCGGGGTAATCCGGCGCGGTGTGCAGGTTATCGACCATCAACGCAAAGACCCGGATTATGTTCTCACTACTAAACAGTGGGAGAACATGTACAAGATAGCTGAGAATACAAGTAAACAGGTAAACAGCGGCATCACCATTGGCACCGTCCAGGGCTACACGGCTGAGGAGGTAGCCCGTGAGATTGAGCGCCGCCGTAGGCAAGAAGAGGCACTAGTTTATGGCTAATAAAGCGCCTGTGGTTCGACTTATAGACCCTACAGATGCGGAAGAACCGGTTTACTTGTTATCGACAGGCCGAAGCGCTTTCACCCTTCTTGAGGGGGTGGAGGGCTTCGGCCTGCCAGAGTTCGAGTACAAACTAGCCGATAGCCCTAATGGTGTAGGCTCAGTTATGCAGGGGCAACGCGTGAAAGAGCGCGAAATTTATTTGCCCCTGCATATCCAAGGCAAAGACCAAGAAGAAGTTATGCGACGCTGGGGGCGACTGCAACGCATTACTAACCCCGGCTTGGGTGGCTGTATCTTGGAGATTACACCGGAGAACCGCGCACCTCGTACTATCCCTGTCCTTTATAAGGAAGGGTTGCAGGGTAACTTTGGGTCTTCGTATCGTAAGATTTGGTACACAATGGGTTTGAAGTTACTCGCACTAAATCCGTATTGGTCTGGGAGTACGCAGACGCTTGTGTGGAAAACTCAGACTAACTCGAAGCCTTTTATTAGCGGCGGTGCACAAGTGAAGACGCATAAGTTCTTCCCTGTTATCTTGGATGCTTCCGCCGTGGCAACGGGTAAGCGTATTCAAATCAACTCAGACCGCCCGGTTTATCCGGTATGGTCTATGACCGGGCCTATTACTGATTTGAAGATTCAGGATGCTACCGGTAGGCAGTTAGGTTTTTCGGGGCAAATCGCGCCGGGCGACACACTGACTATCGACACTGGAACTTATGGGCTATCCTATGTTCGCGGCGGCGTTATCCAAGCGTCGGATGACTCGCTCTATTCGCGGCTCGGAGATAACTCAGAGATGTTCACATTACCGCCCGGTGAGTCTGCTATTCGTGTCACCGGCGCTGGCATGACAGCTCAATCTCGTATTGAGTTATCCTACACGCCGCTGTACCTATCCGGTTATGAGGGGGCGTAATGCTGACAACGAATTTACGCGACCCGAATAAAAACGTCTCTAGGCAGATTCGGTTCACAAAGCTATCGGCTGTGTTTCGACTCAACACGCCTACCACGTTCACAGGTACTCTAGACCCGTCGTCTACGCAGTTTTTTGACCGCATCGCCCCCGGCTGGGGTGTGATAGCGCGTGATGACGGTGTTCAGTTTGGTGGCGACCTTACGAAGATTCATCGCAAGAACGATAAGGGCATTCCCACCTGGGAGCTAACCGGCGTAGGCGATTTGCAGGTTCTTGCGGACAGGCTTACATACCCTAACCCGGCTAAACGTGAGAACGAACAAGATGTATCGCATTATCGTGATAAAGCCCCGGCGGGGTTAGTGCTGTATAAGCTCATTGAGTTAAACGCCGGTTCGAGGGCGCTACCTGAGCGGCGCGCCCTCGGTATGGAGACAAAGTTCGTCAACGCGGGTAGTGAAGTATCCGTTGAGACGCGTCTCAAGTCCCTGCTCGAAACATGTCAGACTCTAGCGGCGGCAGGCAATATGGTTATCGAAGCCCACCCGCAACCGAAGGGGGGTCGCACAGTTGTTTCGC